ACTACCATCCATAACCAATCTTAATGGCTTAGGCTCTGGGTTTACTTCTTTTGAATATGGAAATCCTTTATTCGGTCCTGTGTAAGGAGCAGGATTATCTCCAATTGGCACCAACATGTTTAAGTCTGGTGGATTTGTCGCTTGACTTGAAATATCAATTGTTGTAATACATTCATCAGGATTTGGAATATTATACAACAAATCACAAGTCATGTATGGTAACCAAGGCATGAAAGGATTTACACTGTCACCTTCAGGACGATATTTTGGTATGAATGCAGTTAAAGGTAGTTTTTGATCTTCAACTGTTTTGATATCTTCACCATCTACAACTAAAAACGGCTCGCCATCAATACGAATTGCTTGCAATATGATAGTGTTTCTTGTACCAAAAAAGAAAGCTTTATCAGCAAAACGTCCACCATTTGGTGATGGTACTGATTGATCTTGAAATGGTAATGCACCATTTAAATTGAAACGATGAATGTATTTGTCAATATCTTCTTCTGAATTAACATTATAAGTAAGACCTCTTAGGTATGCTCTTTTAATACCAAGTGCTGTACAAACTTGAACAATTTCTGCAATCTCTTCAAATGCATAACGTTTCATGTCCTGTATCATATCATTACAATTATTAATGATCGTGGCTCTCATTTGCTGAAGAGCAATCGGCACCTTTTTAAATGTCATTCCAAGTGATTTGCGCAGAGCCATACAAGCGATGTTTGCGTCACCACCACCAGATCCTACTGTTGATCCGCCACCTGTGCCGCCACCAACACCACCTCCGCCGCCGCCTCCACCTCCGGAGCCTGAACCACCTGCGGGAAGAGGCCAGCCGGATGGAAGAAATGAACCGGACCCAGACCAACTGCCGCTGAGGTAAGTTTGATCATGGCAACTCCTTACTCGAATTTGATATCTTTTCTTTGTACCTGCATCCCACTGAAGATTTCCACGATGAGCAACAGCATCTTTATATAAACCTGAAGCATTTGGAATACATCCATAACCTGGCGGAATTGATGATGCATTTGTAGGTAAATTAAATTGAAATAATAATGCATTTTTAAAATAAATCTTACACTTCCGTGCCGCCCAATCTTCTTCCCAATATGTTTTAACTCCTGAGGATTCTGGACTATAATAATAATTTGACATATCAAATATCTCTCAAATGAAAGGTCCTGTTATTGGTTTTGGCGTTGGCCATGTGTTGTCTAATACAGTAATTAATACTGTTCTCATTGATGTGTGTATTGCTTGAGCCATTTCAATTGCAGCAATCTCGGGTAAAGGATTTATTTTTGAAAAGATTGGTCCAAGTTTTGCTGGTAATTGTCCTGGTATATAATCAAGCCGCAATTGACCTGCTGTATAAATTGTTCTTATTGAAGTTTCAATTGCAATACCAACTTTTACACCAAATTCAAATGGTGAAAATGAATATGATTTTTGTGCAACTAATAAACCTGGAAATGGTGGCATCCACCATGTGAATGCATATGGTTGTAGAAACCACAAACGAATATTACCACCACCATTTACATAGGTGCATAGTGCTGCATTTACATTTGATGCCCATTGTAATCCAGGAAAAAGTGGATCCATTGTTTTACACGCCCAGATTAATCCTGGTATTAATGTTCCTAAATCTAAAGCCATAATTAAAATACAAATGTTTTTTGACAAAATGATTTCATCACGCCCATCACGATAGAAGGATCTCCTGAAGTTGATACAGTACTAGTTGGACCAAGTGGTGTCAAATGAAAATGATTTAAAAACATTTTCATAAACTCATCACCTCGAAGTGCGGGCGAATGTGCAGTATAATCACCTAAAGCTAATCTACCATCAGGTTGTCTTGGTGTACCAACATGGAATGATCCAGCAAACTGAGCATGTAGATCAATTGATGTTGCTGCTTTAACGAAAACTTCCATGCCAGAATAAATTTGTGTACCAATGAACGAATTAGTATACAAACCCATACCGGCTTTAATATATGTATTTAACCTAGAACTTGATAAAATATGTGAAGAGGTTGAGATTGTTTGTATATATCCACCATAGGTCTCAACTGTTCCCACTGGAGTTGCTTTAATTTTAATACTATTAAATGTTTGAGTCTCAAGAACAATATTACCCAATCTTGATACAAGGTAAATGTATCCTGTTTGAGTTTGTCCAACCAAACTCGAGGGATGAGACATATGAGTTTCCCATTCAGGAGATGGTTGCATTTGAAAGATTGAAGCAATTGATGTTCGTAAAGGTGAAGTTACTGTGAATGATCCTTTATCACCCATAACACCGAGCAAACCTCCAACAGCAGACCTTGACGAAATACGAGTATCACCATCTTGTGCATTTAATTCAATATGACCATGTCGAGCAACATGTGAAATGGCTACGGGTTCAGGTGCATAGAAAGGTAGCATGGCAAATGAATTCTCTGCAGTCATACTAATTGTATGACCTGCACTACATGTCCAGTTATCACCAGCAGCCATATTCGTATTCATTGCAGAAGTAATTTCAACAGCACCACCATTAATATTATACGCACCTCTGGCATCACCTGTATAATCATTTTGAATTCGATGAAGATGATTACCTACGTTTGTATGAATTAGCGGAGATGTTTGTATGATTTCATTGATACCACGATGTTGCATTGAAGATGCGATCATATCAATTTTACCCGTTTGTACTTTTACATTATAATCACCATCTTCAACAATTAAATTATGGTTACTACTACCACATACTTTAACTTCATAATTCTCACCTGCTAAACGAGCAGAATTGACCATTAATGCAACACCTCGGCGGTGTGTTGAATACTTTGCGCCCTTTGTATATTCGTAACTATGTGCTTCTGTAAAATCATATTGGTCAGACATAGTTTGTTTAACCAGTGTTCCGTCTGGATAAATCTCACGAAATGTACCAGAGCGATGATATTCATGAATTCTTTCACCATTTGGTGTATCATCATACTCAACAATATGCCCTGATTCTGTTTGAGTAACATGGTTAAATGGATACACCGCTTTATATGGAGATTGCGGTTGGTCAAATTTATAACTTGGTACTGCTGTTGGTATGTTACGATTAACATTCAACATTTTTGATAGCATTGGCTCTTTGTATGCGGCCTTTGTTTGTTCAAACGTTGATGTTTCAGAAACTTCTGGGTCATATCGAATTGTTAAATCATTGATACCTCGAGCAAGTTTAGGTGTGGTGGAAGAATCTTCTTCACCAACTCTAGGATATCTTGAAACAAACTCATCTTCTTCAATTGTTACTCCAAGAGCATCTCCTCGATTGCGGTGTACGTTGACGGGTGGTTGAGGAAACCCTCTTCTTTGTAGATGAACACCTTCACGGACATCTTTAAAGCCATAGTCTGCCCAGTCTTCATGATCTGAAGGATTAAGTTTTTCTGGTTTTCTTGCGTATCCACCAAGAGAACCAACAATTAGTGGTTGTTGTGCTTCTTCACCATCAAGAAACATACCGACTACCCATGAACCATCAACAAGTCCAGTAGGTGATTGACCAACATCTGTTTGTGCTGCTGAAGTAATTGGTTGCATCACCGTAGCCCAGGGCAATGCTTCTGTTGGTATTTCATCACGGTCTTCAGTATGAAAGCCAAAACAACGCACACGAACACGACCAAGAAAGTTTGGGTCCATGCGGTCTTCAACCACACCGACAAACCAAACCATATTTTTACCAAATGATAATGAATCTGTTTCAATCATATTAATATCCTACTGTCTTTTTTTGAAGAAAACGTTTTCGAGTTGCATCATGATAATTATCAACTGCATCCAATGATAGTACAGAAGACATTACTAAATCATCATCATGTTCAAGTAATATTTCTTTTGATACTGCTTTGATGCCTAATGAACTTGATGGTACTTCCGGTATTAATTGATAGTCATTTGAAATTGTGTCAGTTACTAATTCAACAATTAATGAATATTTTTTTGCAGTATCAACAGAATGATTAATTCGTGTCACAAGATATTTACCGCTCAAATATGCATCACCTTCTTTTTTATCTAATTTAGGAAATACAAATTCAACAATATCACCAACTGTAATTTGACCAGATGAATCTCCAGGAAGCACTACTTGTAGAACAATTGCCTCAATACTTGCTTGCATTGCCAATCTTCTTTGCAATGTTTCTGAAAAATGTATTGTACGATCTTGTGATTCAGGATCACCCGTACGGAACATTACAACACCAGCAACTGTAGTTGGATCTTCTTCTGAAATCTTATGTGTTATATCACTGTGATTAGTAGTTAATAAAAACTTATCATTGTTTACATGATGAAATTTGGCAGCATCACGCTGATAATAAAATTCATTTTTCTTAACATTACGCTTTTCAACATCAATAAATGTATACTGAGAAGAATACATTCCTTTTGACATGTTTTTAAATACATCAAACTTTTCTTTGACCTTATAATCCGTAACTATATTCCAAGCACCTAGATTATCACGATTAATATTGTC